TAATCTTAGATTCTTATACATCTCTGCCTTCTCCTGTAGTGTGAAAGTAACACCTCTCATAGGCAGACCTTTCTCCCTTCCTAAGTCAACCAATCCACCTCCGAGACCAGTTTCGTCTACATATATAACCTCTGCCCTGTATTTATCAGACAGTTCCTTACACCTACCAGCTACCTGAACTATGTTGGACTGTGCTTCTGCCTCTACCTCCTCAACAAACACATTGTCTTCTTCATCCAATCCTATTATCGTGAATACTGTTTCATCTCTTCCAGTCCTTGCAACATCTACACCCATGTAATATGTTACTCTACCCTTTGGAAGCCTGTCATTTATAGCATCCTTTATTAGAGAATGTGGTATCAAACTATCACCTATATCCAAAAATTCGCCTTCGACTTCCTGCACAAACTCCTCCTTAGTTAACTTCCTAATCTCATCTACAAATACAGGATCTTCCTGAACCAATGGGTTTTCGGTGGATCTGACATGAAACTCTGTCCACATTCCAGTAGGGTTATTTGGTTTTGAATTCATACAAGCCTCGTAGAAATAACCTGCCTTGCTAAATGGCGTACTTGTTAGCCACACCCTAGCCTGAGTAGCCAAACCAGATGGTAGAAAAGCCTTCAATATATCTGTTTTGATAAAGGAACATTCGTCTGCTATAATAACGTGAGGAGAATAACCCCTAAGAGTAATACCAGTTTCTCCAGTTGCTCTTGTAATTATGGTAGTTTTACCTGTGTTATCTAGGAATTTTAATGTGATCTCTGTCTGGGTATCCCTAACAACATACCCTCTTAGTAACTCATTCTTCATAATTAAATCTCTTATCCTGCCGAACATGATTGAAGCCTGATTTTGTGTAGGTGCTGCTATAAGTATGATACATTCATGCTTGATTGTCTTTAACATTAGAGGTGCAAAGAAAGCAAAATGAATAGTCTTTACTGCTGTTGACATGGTTTTACCTACCTGTCTACCAGATCTATATACTATGAACCTATCCTGACAATTAACATATTTCTTATTATATGGAAAGAGTTTGTGGTCTAAAAATACCTCGCTAAACAGGCTTGGATCTTTGGCACAGTCTGCAATGACTTGAAGAAAATTCTTCCTTTCCTCTAAGACTTCCTTTTGTGGTCTAGCCATGACAGTTACACCTACACTCCATCATCTCTGCTATAACCTCATCTGTACAATGCCCACATAATATACAGCACCCATCAATCATGGCAATCACATTCACAATCTACTTCTCTCATGTAAGAAACTTCAGGATAATGACCACACTTAACACAATAATCATTACTATATTGATGATTAGTGTCATTCAACCTTTCAAGTTCAGATAGGTTTGCGTTAACCACTACCAATCACCGACCATTGCTCTGCCATCGCCTTTGCTATACCAGTAAAAGTTCTGCTTCTCGCAACAGAATTTCTTGGTGTCTTATACCAGCCTTTAGTATATTTATGCCCATTCTTTGTAGTGATATATGTGACCTCTACTACCTTTGTTGGTTTTAACTTTGGTAAGTTCTTTAACCATAAACAGGTCTTTTTTGAGTGGTCATGTCCAAACTGGTATGGTTGTATTATCTGGTCATATCTAGGTAGGTTTGCCAACTTTGAGGGAACTGGATTTTCTACACATATTTTATCTATATTGGCATTTATTAGGCTCATAAACAAACTATTATCTATCTCCTTTCTTTCAATTTTATTTAACCTTGCTCTGTTCCTGCATATAAAAGTGCATGTTGGGTGTGCGATCATTAAATCCCACCCCTCATCTAAATGCTCCAACACATTACCCTGTATATGATGGTCGCTTGGTATCTCCGTTGGTTTCAAATCACAACTCCAAGCATTATGACCTAGTATTCTAAATGCCTCTCTTACTCTGCCTGAACACTCACACGCTACTAAGACTTTCATCCTGTCCTCTGTGCCTTTATCTGTCGAAATATATTCTCAATATCGCCCTGTCTATACTCTGTCTTCTCCGTAACTACTATCTTAGAGTTTAGATCATTTATGGATTTAACTATGCCTAGTAAAGTATTGACTTCACTCTTAGTGTTTCTGTCTGGTATATTACCATCCATCTTTGCCTGAGTTAGTGCCATTAATACATTCTCAAACGATAGTTTGGCTAACATATCCATCATAGATTTCAAATCCTCCGGGTTTCTAGTATCAAGGGTATTTATCATATCAATAAAATCATTCCTTATGGCACATACAGCACCAGCCTCATATTTTGGACACTTACCATTGCCTCCATCCTCTATCGATCTGTATACGCATTGATCACATAACGCTGGTAAGTTTGCAGTCTTCATATGCTTGGCTGAATTGAATGGTGATATGGTTTTTCTCTTATTTTCAAGCACAAGGTTTTTATTACCTACTGGCTCTATCTTAAATATATCATCTGCCATACACAACAATTATTAAATCAGTTAATAAAGTTATCGTTATAATACCTATAATATTTTAGCATTGGCATATATAGCAAAGCAAACGGTACTTTAAGTAATGCATAATATTCTCCTTCTATTACATCACTTACTTTCACACCTATCTTCTCTAGGTTGTCCTTATATACTTCACAGGAATGTCTGAGCATTGGTATCAACCCCCTACCTTTCTTCCCAAAGAACATGGAATAGGTTGTATTTGCTTGCCATATCTCTGTCTTCTTTGACATTGCTGCCGATATCCAACCACTGGTATCTAGGCTTTCAAAGAATCTCCTATCTATAAACTTTCCTTTTGCTAGACCATGATACTTTACATGCATTGGTAGTTTCCTTATCTGATCTTCTGTCTCTATCTTTCCATGTATTTCACCAAGACATACATATGACCCCTTCTCAGGTCTTAGTTTGGTCAGATGGTTAAGATAATTCTCCTGTAGTACAGGCAGTGTCCAATCTATTCCTTCCTTCCTCTCATTCTCCAAGTATTTAAGCGTCTCATCCATTTTATAGAACACATCAAACTGTGCTGCATAGTCATAATATTCCCTCTTCTTCTTGAGAAACTCATGGTATTTCTCCGGGTTTCCATTAGTACCAGCAACCATAAATATTGACTCAAATTTAGGTCTGAATCTCTTTATGTTTTCATAGGAGTATTTATGTGATAGTAGTACGTTCTTTACTCCACACTGTTCAAGTGCTTCTAGGGTAGCCTTATTGTTGGCGTTGAAATATATTCTCATCATCCATTACCCAACGCAAACCTCTGATAACACCCCTGCGTTCTTCGTCTGGTATGTTTTCAAGTTCGCGGGGTATCACAGTTTGTGGAAGCATAGCCGTAGCATCAATGGATTCATGGAGAAGTTTCTCTTTTTGATATAATATTAAATCTCTAATAGAATCCTCAGTCTGCAAAGCTATCACGCTCATCTGTGAAACACTTTGTAGCGTAAGGACACATAGAGTTACACAGAAAGCATTTTGTTCTTTCTGGTAGGGCTTTCTTTATCATTGAAGCCTTGATAAACTTAGCCTGTTCTATCATTGTAGTAAGTGTTTCTTCTATGGGATTAAGTTTAAACGCTTTTGGGACTATAATATCTCTTTCCTCCTTTGAAATAGTATTTGGTATGTATATATCACAACCCCACTTTGCGTCTATATCATAACATTTTTTCAATAAGACGCGGTATACATTAATCTGTGCCTTGTGCTGGTCACTAGCACCAATCCTATCTTTCTTAAAGTAATTTATAGCACCAGTTGTTTTCTTGTCAGCAATATAATATTCATCCTTGTACTTTAAAAGATCATCAATACTTCCATAAATTATATCCAAGTGTTTTGGGTCTCCCTCTGGTATTTTCTTTGCCTCCTCCAATGTTACTACCTCATCTTTCACCCAGTTGTATCCTAGGAACATTTCATTATGTTCTTTTTTTCCTAAAATTGTTGTCTTGTGAATTGCCTGACCATAAAGCAGTGACTTTACATCCTCCGTACTAGCACCAACTGAAGGTAATATCTTCTTATAAATAACATTCCTCATACACGGACTTACTATATCTGTGACATGAGTAATTCCCAATCTCTCTGTGTTTAACAAATCCATCTGTGCCTTTCTCATAGCAAAGAAGGCGTGATCTTCAATGTCTTGAATCTTTATCATGTGGTATTAGGGTGTGAGGGGTAATATAAATCTTGTTAGTAGCTCTCTTCTATCATAAAAGTAAAGCTTTTGGTCTGTTCAGATATATCTCCGTTAGCGTCTTTAAGTTCTACTTCTCCTTCCCATCTACCTGCGTTTGCTATTACTGTGTCTGCTTCTGTTAGGGGATAAGATACTAGCCCACTCGCCCTTGTGGTAAATACCAAGTCTCCGTTTATCACCAAAGTTCCACCGGGCTTCCACACCTTCCACTTGCCTGTGGCATATGTGGTTGCATTTGATAGGTCTTTTGCATTACCGGAACTGTCTGCCACTATTAACTGTACTGTGGCACGGCTACCAGCCTTTACCTTGAACTCGGTTGCTCTACCTTCCATATCTGCACTCATAACATCACCTTATTTCTTCTCCTTTATATGTTTAATTACCCCTGACCGTCTTTGTTTTATCACTTGTTCTGACCGTTTTTATCCTACCGCTTGTCCTCATTACACCTCCACCTATCGTAACAAGACCAGCCAATACAAATCCAATTATATTGGATGCTATATTCATTCCCTCATTAATCCTTAT